ACCATTAGGGAACAGATACATAAACAACTTACCGTTAATCTTAGTATCAACTTCTGGTGTACCAGCAGTGTTAGTAGTCAACGATGTAACACTAGCGCCGCTTAATGTAACTAACTTACCATCATAATAGAGTTCGTCAAATGTCAATGTATCTGGTGTGTCGCCAGGCATTGTGTTAGTAACTTCTGCAATTGAAAGAACATACCACATTGTCTGTAGGTCTGTACTAATCTTAGCATCTGTAATACTACCACCAACGAATGCAGTACCATATACTACTGGAAGTTTGTTGTTGGTTGCTGGTGGTAACTGAACTCTTGAGCCAGTAACTGCATCTTCTTGTTGGCTACTACCAGTCTTCCCTCTTGGGGCGATAAGTTTACTAACAACGAAAGATGCTGCGACAGTAAGTACAGTGGATGCAACTGCGGCAGCGATGCCAGTGAGACCGATTGCGGCGACGATTGCGGTAAAGATTGCCATATTATACTCCTGCTACCCAGACTTCTTCAGTCTTCTTAAATCCAAACTTCTCAAACTTTAAATCAGGTGAATTAACCATCTTGACCATACTGTATGCAGTAATTCTACCACTGTCTACCATCTCATCACATTCTTTAACATATTGTGCAAGTAGTCTGTAACCAGCAGTTGAACCACGATATTCTTCGTCAACCCAGTATACGATTTCTCGCAATACTCTTGTGTCTGGGTCCCAAATCAATGAGTCAATCATACCAATCAGTATCCCTGTTAGTTTGCCGTCTTTCTCAGCAACTAATGCAAGTCCACGACCTGCCATAATGTGAGCGTATACAGTAGCAACATAGTCACTGTTACTGAAGTTATTGCTTATTGTTGTTGGTCCCTTTAACTTAAAACGATGTAACATTTCTAAGATTTCAGGGAAGTCAAACTTGTTTGCGTGTCGTATCTTCATTAGAACGAGTTCGTATTCTGTATCATACCGGCGTCAAATCTTCCGCTCCCGCCGAAGCCGCCAGTACTACTTGAACTTGATGCTGCTTTCTTTTTAGCATCCATACCAAAGTCAAATGTCTGGTCAGCAATACTATAAACATTGTTCATAGAACTATCTGTTGAGTTGAATACTTGCCAACTGCTTTTGTTTGTCTTACGACCTGCAATACGATTCTCAAGAACAGTCTTATAACTGCTTGCGTTAACTGAAACAACAAAGTTATCAGTAGGACCATTAAAGTTAGTTTCTAAGTCTTCTGCAATACCATAACTAGTAACAATGCCTGTAAATCTTGGATATGTATTTGTTAACACATAATTGTTATCATAGAATCCGCGAAGGATTTCTAATTTGCTACCTTTAAGTTTGGTACCTAATACGATTGCAATATTGTTTCCGCTAATGCCTGACAATGACATACTTGTATCTGCTGATGTAACTCGCAAATCTCTTGGCTGTGTACCAACTGCTAACAAACCACCAAGTGGTAAGTAAGTTGTGCCGTCAATCACTACATTGCTGTAGGCAGTACTAAATGTATGAACAGTGACATTTGCAATGTTTCCATACTCGTTATAAATTGTTAACTTCACAAACTCCGCAGTATTAATACTGGGCGGGCTGTTTGCTACCTCTGGGATATTATCCATTCATTTGTTCCTTATGCTGTTGCAACCCATTCAAATAAGTTGAATGAGTCACTAAATTCAATTAATGCGTTATTGATTGTTACACCATTTGCTTTTGCTGCGCCGCCTGGTACTAACTTGTAAGTAGGCATGTTAGGGCAGAACATATAAAAACTACACGCATTACCTACAATAATACTATCACCTACTACTGTACCAGTAATGATATTAGGTCTGTTAGTTGTTACTGTTACAGTTGCATCTGTTCCTCTTGTTACTTGCGTTTGCGAAGTAAAAGGAAATGTATGATTGCCAATCTGTATCAAATCGTTAGGTTCAAACAATACACGACTTGCGCTAATTGCTGGAAGATTAGTCAATACTAATTGATTACCAACAAATGATTGCACAGTTATATTGCCCAACTGCGTATTGCTTAAACTACCCTGATACTTGAATATCCAAGACAAGCAAGCATTGTTGCTGAATGTAACAACTTGTGGTACATTACGGTCTAATGTGTCAAGTTGTTCTAGCAATGCTCTTGCTTCAAAGTAACGCAAACTTGAGGGCATATCTAACACAAAACGCCAAGGGTTAAATGTTGGAGTTTGACTTGTTCTTGGTGACTCGTTGCGAGTGTACTGAATGCCAACCATCTTACGACGGTCAATGTTCAATCCATTGCAGTTGTCAATTATTGTTTGTAATCCTGACATAATTGTTCCTATTAACCTCCGTATGGCATTTCTTTACGAGCCATCATTGATGCTCCAAGTAAAGACTTGCGATTCTCAACAAACATCTGTGCTACTGAACGACTGTCAATTGCACTAATGTTGTTTGTGATGTTAGTGATATTGTTTACAACTGGGGAAGCACCGCCAATACCTGCATTCTTATTCATTGATGCATTAGTCATAATAGAACCTGCACTATTAGGTACGAATAGTTCTGGACCTTGCTCACCTACAATATATGGTTTGTTCGCCATTGCAGGACCACCAGCAGCAAGACCGCCCAGGATTGATTTACCAATCATGGTGAATAACTTAGTTGCTGCTGCCTTTAGTGCAATCTTAGCAAGGTCTGCAATGACAGACTTAGCAAAGGAACCGAACTTAAACTTACCAGTTTCAACAAAGTTATCTAATGCGCTATTCATATTGCTAAAGAAACTTGCAGTTGCTTGTTCAGCCACATAGAAAGGTTCACTAATCTTTTTAGCATTTTCAATAGCAGCACGAGCGCCTGCTTTAGTACTATTACGCAAGTTTTCTTGGAAGTCTATTTCTCTTCCAAGATTCTTCATAGCCTGTTCGTGTCTATTTTTTTCAGTTGCCATTTGTAAGCGCAATGAATCTTGACGAGCCGCATCCTGTCTTGTTACAGCATCTTCCATCTGTCTTTCTAAGTCAAGCATAGTTGCAGCATGACTTTCTGCTAGACTTGCAGTTTTCATCATGTTATCAAATCGCTCTTGCGAAATCTTACCTGACAACAATTCAAGTCTGAACTGTTCTCTAAACCCGTCTACAGTTGCGGTTACCCCTTCACGAATGAAGTTTCTTTGATAGTCTAGTAGATTGTTTTGTTTAGCAATTTCTAGTGTTCTTTTATTTTCAGCGTCATTTAACTGTAGAGTAACACCAAGTTGCTTATTCTTTTCTTCAATTTGTTTTCTGAGTTCTTCAATAACACCGGCGTTAGCCTCTTTACCTTTAGCCTGTTCTTCAACAATTTTGGCTTCAAGTCCTCTAATTTCTTCTGCTGCTTGTTTTCTTGCTTGAGCATTTGCTTTAGTGAAGTTAGCATATTCACTAGCAAACCCAATCAAATCAATTTCAAGTTGACGCATTTCATTACTTGCAGCATTTTGTGCAACAAGTTCTTGTGTTACTGCTTTTGCGGCAGCGGCTTGCTCACGCATTTGCTCTGCAATTCTTTTAGCATCATCAACAGCCTTTGTTGAAGCCTTTTTGCTTTCTTCGCTAGGACCTGTAGCGCCGATAGTAGGTGCAACATATCCACCAGCAGTTGTATTAATTTTAGGTGCAGCAACACCTGACTTACTTACTGGGTCTAATTGGAATTTGAACTTGATTGGTCCACTAGACGCCATTTGCCTTTGAACAGCACCTATGCCTTTTTTGAAGCCTGCTTGTAGTTCACCCATAGCAGACTTATTACTGAAAGGATTCAAGCCAGCAAGAATAGCCTTGCCGACACCAAGCATAAGATGACCTATAAATTGTCCAAATGCTGACCAAGCATTAACTAAAGTATTAACAACTGTTATACCAGCATTACCTAAGGTCTTTAATGCATTGCTTACACTTCCGGTCTTTTGCACAAGAAGAACAAATCCAGCAACTAAGGCCGCAACACCTGCAACGACAAGACCAATCGGATTAGCAATCATTGCTACTGTTAATGCTCTGAAGGCTGACGCCATTGCGAGAACACCCTTCGCTAATTCATATAACTTTACCGCAGCCCAAGCAGCAGCAAGTCCACTTACGAGCGGAATAAGAACATTTAAGTTGTTGATTACGAATACTAATGCGCCGCCCAGTGCTTCACCCATTGCTTTAGCAAGGTCATTCATTTTGCTACTAAGTTCACCGACTGTACCTACGCCAGCGCCGATTGCTTGTGTCAATCCTGAACCAAAACTTTCCTTCATTTGGTCAGTAGTATTGTTTAAGACCATCAATTGGCTGTTGATAGAACCTAATTCTCTAACGCTGGTACCAGCAAACTGTTCATTAAAGCCTTTATACAATGCTTGACGAATCTTTTCTGCACCCTCAGCAGTTTTACCGAACTTAGCAATCTCAAGACGAGATAATCCTAGTTGCTCTTGTAACATTTTGAAGACAGGGATACCTCTGTCTTGTAGTCTATTCAAGTCTTCAAGACCCAAACCACCTGAAACAGTTCTACTGAACAAGTCGGCTGCTGCTGTTAACGCACCAAACTGGTCAGTAGAGTTCTTACTAACATCAACTAGTGATGTAAGCAATGCGTTAGTAGGGCTGATGCCAGAGTTTGCTAACTTAACATATGTCTCGCTTAATGCTCGGGCATCAGTACCCAATGCATTAGATAGTTGTCTTACTCGGTCAAACTCTAGTGCGCTTTTAGCAGCATCACCAGTAACAGTTGTAAAGGCACCGCGTAATTCTTCAAGTTCTCTTGTAGTATTAACAATATCTTTAAGTACTAATGCACCACCGATTACTGCACCAGCACCAATTGCTGCGGTACCAAGACCGGTAATTTGCTTCTGCAAACTGGCTAGTGAACTGACTGCTCCACCAGTTTGGACATCAACTGCATATGTTAAACTCGCCATACTTTAATACCTTATTTTTTACGCATTATTTCATTAACACGCTTGGTTACAAACTCGTTTGTAGGTTTTGACATACCTTCTGGTGCTTGACGACTTTTGCCAGAGTCTAACTCAGTTGCGTAATCATAGTCTGCTTTGATTACTTCCCCCTGCAACCGAGTTCGTCTTTTTGCGTTACCTGTTTTAATAGGTGTTTCATCTTTAAAAATAGCATATGCTTCTGATGGTAATTTAGTAAGGTCAGCACTTATCCGACGTAAACTTGGAGTCATATCATCCTTTACTACTCGGAATCGGGTTTTTGCCATTCACTTTACCTTTGTTAAACATATCTACTAATTGGTCAGTGCTATACATATCTGGTGTTGCTTGACCTTTATTCATGGCTTTCTTATGTTGATAATTCTCATATGTTAACGCAGCATCAATGACGTAAAGGTCAAAGGTATCTGCTTTCCTTAACACTTCACTCGGTAACATGCCATATCGTTTACCAAGTCCGTCAATTTGCATAATAGATAACATCTTAGGCGAATCAACGGGAATATCATCATTTGTTACTTTCCCAGTTGGGCAATAACCTTATTAATTACCTTCATCAAGATTGGAGTAGGTAAAGTAGATTTATTAGTTAAAATCTCTTTGCCATCTTCGTCAAGAACCAGTGTTCTAACAATGTCAAGCAATGATGCGACATCTGCATTTTCACCCTGATTTGCCAATTTAGTAAAAGTGTCCATTGGCTGACGGTCCCAAGTATAGAATACTAAG